CTCAGTTTGGTAGAGTGCTTGGTTTGGGACCAAGATGCCGCAGGTTCAAGTCCTGTCACCTCGACCATAGAAAAACCGCATTAGAGAGCCATTTTTAAGCTTTTTGGTGCGGTTATTTTTATACCTTTTATGTGCTAAAATACGCTAAAATACAAGAAAAACGGCTAAAAATGTTAGGCAAATGCAAGGCAGAAAAAGTCAGATATAATCGGTACTTTCAGGCTTTCAAAAAATGCGATATTATGCAAAATCATTAAATCTACAAATAACAAACTCCCCTCACTCGCTTTTTACGGCGGATGAGGGGATTTTTTTTGCAATTATGTGTGTTTGAATTTTAAATCAGCTGAGTGCCTTTTTAGCGTTGGCAATTTTGGTGTCTTTGGCTTTGATACCGTCATTGATGAGATGATAGATAGCGTTGATGGTCTTTTCGCCAACGATACCGTCAACTGTAATTTTTGCAAGTTTCTGAACTTCCTTGACCGCCTTTAAAGTGCCATCACCGAAACCTGCAGATGAGTCAACCTTAGTCTTGATGATACCCATATTATAAAGTGTAATCAACTGCTTTTTGAATGCGAGTGTTGCTGTGTTGTGTGCGCCGAATTTAATCATTTCTTCTACCTCCGTATTTGTATTTGATGTCTTACCGCCGAGCTGTGCGGTTACTGTTTTTGCAAGATTGCCGAGCCTGTTATAGAGCCAATCGCCCGGACAGGATTTATTTGCAAACCACCTATGTACAGTCAAGATCATTTCGCCCGATTTTGGCGAATAATTTAGTGTCTTGCTTTCATTGCCGAACCAAAGCAATTTAGTCTTGCCGTTACGCTTGCAGATGTCAACGCAGAGTGCAACGAGTTTGTTATACACCTTGCTGTTCATCGTGTATGGTGCGGTTGTGTCGCTTGCACATTCGATTGTGACTGCCCTCTGGTCATTTGCATTGCTTGACGAACACCAAGAGCGATTGCCCTCATCTACACAAAGCAACACCCTGCCGTCTGTGCCGATACCGTAGTTACAGCTTGCCTCACAAGCTGTATTCTGAAAAATGCGTCCCAATGTTTCAACTGAGCACTGACCGACTACACAATGCGGAGTAATGCGGTCAATGCTGTGCGTGCGTTTGCCACTGTGATTTGGGCTTAATTTTGTGTAATTAACAAGTTTTGAATTACTCATAATTATTCCTCGCTTTCTTTAACTTCCGGCAGTCCTGCAATGCTTGTCAGTACCGACAACACGCCTGCCAAGAGGCTTGCAGAGCCTACTGCAACCCAGTTTACATCTGTCATTACGGCAGATACACCGATTGTTGCAATAGCAGTCTGAGCAACTGTCTTAATCGCTCTGACGGCTGTTGCTTTTGTCCATTCTTTGGTAAAAATCTTTTTCATCATCAATCTTTCCTTTCACTGATTTTTTCGAGGTCATCAATTCTGTGATTTGCAACCTTAATTTCTTCGTCCACAACCGCATTGTGCTGCTCAATTGCATATGTACGCTCGATGAGGGTGTTATGCTTGTCAACCTTTTTTTTCGAGCTGTTCAATGCGATAATTCGACATTCGGCTGTTAATCACAATACCACCAAGAGTACCCACCGCAGAACCTGCAAGCGTGATTAAAGCAATAATAATTTCAGTTACCACTTATTACACCTCGCTTTCGACAGGCTCATCAACGGTCGGATCGCCCCACACTGCCATTACTGCGTTGTAGTATTCTTCCGATAATATATTTTTGAGCAATGCTCTGTCATCTTCGTTGTTTGAATATGCGTTGCGAATGTTTTCGCCGACCTGCATTTCAGTTCCGTTGTAGTTTATAAACTGCTGTCTGAGCACTGACACGCTGTCCTTTGTGAGCATATCAAGAGTGATTTTTTCTTTTAAATCCACGATAATTAGCCTCCTTAGCCGATAATATATGTTATGATTGCGTTGATTTTTTCACCGTCTGCAAATGTAGTGCCCGGACTGCTGACATACAGTCCCGAGCCATCAAGTCGCAGATTAACGAGTTTGTTGGCCGTTGTATAAACTGCAATGCTTGACAACTTACTTGCTGTCATTGCCTTAAAAGGCAACCCTGCAAACTGCACATAGTTTTTGCCCGCAATAAGCGTTGTTATGTTAAGAGCCACGGTAACAATTTTGCCGATTTTTACATAGTTAAAACTGCCCTCGTAACCGTCATAAATCGCCTGTGTTGGAGCGAGATTGCCCTTGCCTGTTTCAATGTTCGACGAATCGTATTTTTTGTCAAGTGAAGTTTGGGTTGTCTTTTCAAATGCAAAAACCTCGTCTGCAACCTCTGGGACGCCCTCTGCAACTTTATTTGGCAAATAGATTGATTCTTTTTCAGTAATCATAATTTCCGAAATTTTGAAAGTACCATAATTATAAGAACCAAACCTAATCGTTATAAACGATGTATCATTGTTTGTGACAAATGTTCCTTTACCGTTCTTTATTGTTACAAAAGTCCCATCGGTATGGATTCCATTAAGAAAAACCATAGTATTGCAGTCATAGTTGTTTGTAAGCCAATATACCCAATATTTAGTATTCGGTTTTACACTTATTTTCATTGATTCGGGACGAGGTAACATCCAACTATTCGTATAAGCGTCTTTTTCCGTAGCGGTAAAGGTAATTGACTTTTCGTCAAAATTCAATTCATCAAGTGTACCGTGAAAAACTGGTTGATTTAATTTTTGCAATTCTTTTGCCCAAGCATCAAAATCAAAAATATTCGAGCTGTTAACAAGGTTAGCTTTGCTCGTCAATGCCGTATCAACAGCATTTTTATCGGCTTTTGTTTGCAGAGCGTTGTAAACTGCTCCGCTTGTCAGATAGCAAGGACTGTTGAGCGTTGGCTCGCTGTCAAAAGACATTGCATCAAGTTTGCCTGCAAGCAATGTCTTGACCGTAGTTTTTGTGTATGCGTCCGTAATGCCGTAGCCGTCAAGGGTGGTCGCTTTGTCAGCTTTATTGTTAATAGTATTGAGCATCGCAAGTAACTCAATTGACAACTTACTTAGCGTGATTGCCCTGTCAGCGATGATTTCGGCGGTTACTGCACCCTCGGCAAGGTTAAAAGTGTCAACCTGTCCCTGCTCATTACCCGAAATCAATGTGTCTAAACGCTGACCGAGGTTGTCATATTCACCCCTCGCAGAGGTGATTTCAGATTTCACGGTTTCAACATCGGCAGTGTTCGCCTTGTTTTCAAGGTTTGTTTCATCAACCATAATGCGTGTGTTTAAGTCTGTATAATCGCCTCTTGCCGTGGCTATTTCGGTTTCAAGTGCAATTGCTCCGTCAGTTGCCTGTTCTATCCCCTCATCCATATGATTGAGGTTGTCGGCATTGAGTGCAGGAGCAGAGCCGTTCACAAAACCGATTTTATTGTATTTATTCATTCTCTTTTACTTCCTTTCCTAATCGCTTTTCGCCTTTTGATGTTAGTGTGGTTGTAAATCCGCTCATCTTTTTGTTGAACGCAAATGTTTCGATTGTCGGCAAATCCGCAAAGGGAGTTTGAACCGTATATTTGTCGCCTGCTTCAAGCCACCAATACGAAAACAGCTTAATTTTTGTCGGGCGGTATTTATATACACTGCCAAAAAAATTAGCAGAATTATATTTAGCACCGATATCACCTGCCGTTGTTCTGCACCTCATAAGAATGTTATCGGAAATGTACCAAGAATAGTCATTGCTATTACCTTTCTTATACACTTTCTTGTTAGCAAATTTGGTACTGTACATACGGATAGGTGCAAGTTCGTAATCTTCAAATGAAAGGTCCTTGTATGAATCAACAGTATCTGCGGACTTGCTACCGTAGAGAGGCAAAAATTCAAGATTTCCGTTTTTAGGTTCAATCATCGCAAAGCTCAAGGTTAATTCCATATAAGCCTGAATCAAGTCTGTTAAAGTAATATCTTTTATAACCTTTTCAACACATTCATCATCAAAATTAAGAGGTAAACTTGAAATATCAAGATATGGCTGATATGAAACACCCTTTACACCGTAATCTTCCCACTTATCATAAAGAGCTTCATACAAGTTTTGAAATGTTTTACCCTTGGCATAGTGAGCGAATCCATAAGCAAAACTGCCGTCCTCGCTCTCTTTGCCCGCAAACCACAAAGACATATCCACCTTTGACATATCATAAAAAGCGTCATAGGCTGTGATTTTGACGATGTTACGCTGTTTCTTATCTCTTTGAGCTGACTGGATTTTGCCGTAGAAAGCAGGACATTCAACCGTTCCTGTTTTGGCAGGAAGAATAAGAGTTTTTGACGGATACAAATCATCTGACGGATACAGTTCAGGTTCAAGATATGTTGCCGTTATGATGACCTGCACCGTCTTTCCTATCAAAGCCGAGCAATCATAATCAATTAGTTTCACGCTCATTTCAGAGGCTATGCAACCGCCGAATTTTAGTTCTTTTTCCGTGATTTCCTGTTCAAGTGAAAAGCTGTCAAGAACGATACTTTCGCCTGTTATATCCTCAAAACTGCCGTCAGGTGAATGTAAAGTGATAGTATTGTAGAGTGTGTTTGTTTTCAGCTTATCTGCAATCGCTTTAGATACAAGCATTTTTAATCACCCCTTAATACTCAATCAGCTCAACTGTAATCGGCTGATAGGTTATATCATTCTTTTCGGCGGTCATCACGGTATATTCAATGTCCGGAATGTAAAAATACGAGGTGTAATAGCTGTTTGTTTCATCATTCCAATAGGTCACTTTGCATTTTCGCTGAATTTTGTTAGTCATTGAAAGATTGATAATTGACTGAAAATCAATCTTTTCGTTAAGACGAAGAATGTGTGTTGAAAACGAAATTTTAGTCTTGTAATTTGACAGTGTTGCCCTTTGGAGTGTGCCGTTCTGATCTCGTTCCGCAGAAGTTTCAAGTCGCTGATTCGGAGTTGATGAAAATGCAGTAATATACTTGTTCGGCATTATGTTGTTGCCGAATTTGAGCAAATAGCCGTTGTAATTTGACATATCATACCCCCTTTATGCAAATGCGGATTTACCGTTGTGTCTGCGTCTGTAAAGCTCATCCTGTCTTACCATTTCTTCAAAGAGCGTTGAACCCTCAAGCTCGGCAGTAAACGAATAAGTGTTGCCGCCGTTGTTGCGGAAGATAATGAACATTTCGTAAATGCGTTTAAGCAGGTCAAGAATTTGTGTGAGAATCACTGTATCCTGACCGCCCGAATTGTCGAGCATACTCTGCAACTTGTTGAGCGGAGAAATAACCTCAGGGTTGCCGCTGTTAGCGCCTGCGTTATCGCCGACAACAGCAAGTGTCGGAGCTTTAACAATACCGCCTTTTGCAAATTTTCGTGCGGGGGATTCGGTGGGTTCTTCAAATCTCGGAATGAGAGGCGGATTTTCAGGCATTGAAAAGCTCCAATCCTGTCCAAATGCCGCTCCGATAATACCGGCTAATCCGCCGATTGAATTAACAACGCCAGAAACAAAGTTATAAATACCCGTCCACAACGCATTTATGCCGTCAATGATTGCGTTTATAATGAACTTAAACACGGCGCAAATGCCGTCCCAAATACCTTTGAAGAAGTCATAGATGCCCTGCCATGCTTTGTTCCAATCGCCTGAGAAAACACCTGTGATGAAGTCAAGAAGACCGCCGAATGTTTTCTGTATAGAGGTAACCAACCCACCGATAAATGTAAACACATTATCAAACACTCTTTTTACAGCGTTAAAAACATTCTGAAATATAGGTCCAAAAAAGCTTACAAGCCAATTTACAAGCGGCGACAGGAAGTTATTCCACACGGTTGAAACGCAGTCTGCAACCTTGCCAAAGAAGTTTATTGCGCCCTCAAAAACAGGCTTAAGACAATTTTCCCACGCTGATTTTACAATTGCTACGATAAAATCCCACGCAGGCTTAATCCATTGATTATAAACATTCATAAGCGTAGTGCCTATGTTGGTGAACATATTGCAGACATTTTGAAAAATCTGCTGTCCGCTGCCATTCCACCAATTGCTGATAATTGTTCCGATATCTCCGAAAATCTGACCGACAAGATTAAAAACATCTGCAACCTGCAATTGTAAATTTTCAAGAAATTCTGTGATTGTTGCACCGTCATTTTCAATCCATTCAACAAGGCTTTCGGTTGCGATTGAGAACGCACCCGAAATGACTTCGCCGACTGAGCCTGCAAATGTTGTCAGACCACTTAAAAGATTAGAAATTGCTTCTTCCATTTGAGGGCGAACATTGTCAATCGCATCGCCTGCAAGTGTGCCGAAGTTATCGAAAAAAGTTGACAGGTTATTATAACCATTTGTAAGATTGGTGCCTATGGTGTCGATAAAGCCGATGATCTTGTCTTTATCTTTGGAAATCCACTTTGCAACACCGCCCGAAATGGTCTGAAACGACTTTCCACCGATTGTCGCAACCGCTCCGAATGCTGAACCGACAGCTCCGAGCTTGGCGGCACTCACCTGCTGAATCTTTTCAGAAGCCTTTTTTGCAATTGGTACGGTATTATCAAAAATTGTTTTGCAGTTCTTGCCGATTGACGACCAATCAACCTTATTGATACCTTTCTGCACATTCTCGACAAAGCCTTTGAATCCGCTTTTTTCGTATAGATTTTTGAATGCACCCGAAAGATTTTTGCTTGTGTCCTTGACAACATTCTTTGCAACAGCTCCGCCCGATGAACCGCCTGAAGAGCTTTTTGATGAGGAGGTGTCTGACTTTGAAGATGAGCTGTCAGAGCTTGAAAGCACATTCAGCTTATCAAAGCCCGCAACACTTCTCTTTGCTTTTTCGGAACTTTTCTGAACATTATCAAGCGACTTTGAACTGTCATCTGCCGTATCCGTAAGGCTTTTGGCAGAATCGGATGCAGATTTGATATTGCTTGCGGTGTTGTTGCCTGTATCCCAGCCGAAGACCTTTGAAAGCGATTCAACCGCACCTTTGGCATATTCCGTTAAAGTTGCAAGTGCGGAACTCAACCGCTTTACAACCTGAGTTGCCACCTGAAGAATAGGCTGACCGACTACGGCAAGGAGCTGTTTCCAACTTTCTCTGAGGTTGCCCGTTACATTCTCCCAACCGTCTGCTTCACGGCTTGCCTGTCCCATAGCACCCGAAAGCTGATTAGCGTCCTTAACCATTTGCAAAAGCGTGAGCTGTTTCTGCGATTCCGACAAATCCGTAAATGACTTGCCATACAGCTTATTAGCCGCCGCATTTCGTGTGGTTTCAGTACAGGACAAACCGAGTGCGGCGTCATTTTCAAAGTTACCTTTGAGAAACGATTTCAGGCTTTCTGCGATATCTTCAAGCGAACGGTCGTAATATGCGGCACTGTCGGCTGTTACCTGCAAAGCTTCCTGCATCATACCCAAAGCACTTGAACTGTCCATTCCGGTAGTTTTTGCAAAGGCATAAATGCTTGTGCCGACACCCTGTAATCGGGTTTCAAGAATACCGCTTTCTTTGGCAACGCTCTGAATGGCTGATTCTGCCTGTGACTGCATTGTGCCGAAAGTCTGCTCAAACTGCGAATTTGCCGCATTGACTTCCGCAGCCGATTCAATGCACTGCTGACCGAACTCCTTAATTTTGGCAACGGAAAAGGCGGCAACCACAGCCGCACCGATTTTCTTAAACGAAGATGAAACCGAATTGCTTAACTGCTCACCGCTGCCTTTGATATTTGAAAACTCTTTCTCGGTTTTCTGAGAAACACCCTCCGCAACCTTTGAAAAGGATTGTTTCATATCCGTGCTTACATTTTCAAAATCTTTTGAAAGACTTGAAAATGCCGAATCAAACTTTTTTGTAATTGAATCGGAAATCTTATGCAATGTTTTGGAAATATCATCACCCGTAAGCCTGACATCAAGCTCAATTTCACCCGCCTTTGTCGCCATATTCACCACTTCCTTTCATTTTAGATTCTTTAAAAACAGGCATAAAAAGCAGCGCATACCGTTATGATGTACGCTAATAAAATTTTGCAAAAGAACAGCCACCCCGTTTGGAGTGGTTGTTTTTTTACAAGCTTGCAAAAAAGTTTTGAAATTCTGCAAGAACGGTGTTCATATCTTCGTCTGAATAGTGCTTTACATTCCTTGACCGCCATTTATTGCGGATTTTATGCTGTGACGAAGTAAAGTTTTTCAAGACCTCTTTGTCGGTTTCAAGGCGAATTTGAACCGTTCTTGCAAGCGGTGTTTCGGGTCCTAAGCCTTGCAGAAGTGAGCAGAACTCATTCCAACTCATTTTTGCAAAATCCTTTGAATAAATGCTGACCCCGTACTCCGAGCGAAAGCTTGACACGATTAAATCAAAGTCATCAATCAGATCGTAGCCGGGGTCTGAGCTTCCCCCTCGTCAGTCAAATCGCCCTGTACAATTTTGGCAGATTCGCTGATAAGGGTGCTGAAATCGTGAATATTCAGCTGTAGCTTTTCAATCTTTTCCCTTTCGGATTCATCAAAAAGAAGATGATACATTTTGATAACATCTTTGTTCTTACCGTTGCCGTCCTCAAAAATTGCCGCAAGTTTGAGAATTGAAACTGCGTCATTGTTGATTGCAAGGTCAACATTTTTAACTCTGACACTCGGCTTTTCCTCAAAATTAAGCTTGTCTGTAATATCAATTAACTTTGACATAATCGTTCATTCCTTTCGTTTTTTAAGCGGCTGCTGTATATACAGGTTTGCCGTTTGACATAACTTCAAATTCAAGCGGAGCAACACCCGTACTTGCGCCTGCACCGTTTGATGTAACGGATACAACTGCATTTTTAAAGAGGACGGTTGAGCCGTCAGGGAAAGTCCACATAAACGGAACTTCTACCTTTCTGCCGTTTTCAAATGACAGTGCGGCAATCTGGTCATTGCCTGCGTCACCGATTGTACGCTTGCCCTTTACCGAAATTGTGATTGACTTTGCAGTCATAAGTCTTGACTTCCAACCCTCATTTTCAAAGGCTGTCCATTCCTCAACACCGTTGTCAAATGCAACGGAAAATTCTTCGCAGTTAGCAATATTTGTCGTGGCGGATTCTGTTCCTGTCTTGCCAACCGCAAACTGATTTTCATAGCACGGGAATACTCCCGATTCAACTTTTGCCATAAAATTACTTCCTTTCGTAGTAAAATTTAACCTCAATGACCTGCTCATACACACCCTTGTCGTCTGTTCCCACATCAACAGGTTCTTCCGTGAGCAGTTCGATTATATAGATTTTGTGTTCCTTAATTTCAACATTTTTAATGCCGTAAAGCGTTTCGTAAAGTCTGCGTGCAAACTCCTCGGTTTCTCTTGCGTTGTCGGTGTAATGGATAAGCAAAGACACGCTTATTGTATCGTAGGTGCTTTCACTGCCGATTGCCCTTGTGGGTGTTCCCGACTGCTTTAATGAATACGCACCGATTGACCTGTCCTGCTTGTTGTCAAGCTTGCCGATGTAATAATGCTCGGCTGAGGTAACGCTCTTGAGCCAATCTCTGATGTCCGATAAGTAAATCAAAGTCCTGCTTCCTTTCTGTAAAATCTCACAAATGCCCGACTGCAAAAATTCTGCCGTGTACCGCCCTCAAGCCACGGTGCAAACCATTTACCGCCGGCGGCAATGTTTTCCTCACGACTGAAATTATACTCGGGATGAAAATACAACCGCCTTGCATACGGAGTACTTGACACTATTTTAACCGTGCCGTTCCAACTCTGCGCACAATCTTCAAAGGTGTTTTCGTTTTGAAGATTGCCCGTATCAAACGGCATTACCTGCGTGTTTTTCACCTGTGTAAGAAGTGCGTCACCTGTCATTCTCAGGGCGGCAACCTTTGCCTTATCAAGCTGTTTTACAACAGGCATATTGAGCTTGATTTTTGATGATACCGAAAATCCCATTAAATCACATCCAATTCCGTAAAATTAACTGTGCCGTCGGGGTTGCGGTGTTTTGTACCCTGTACGATGTTTCGTTTTACACCGTCAAGGATTACAAAGCCACCGCTTAAAGTGGGGCTGTCGGGGGCAATATCGCCGTCAAAAAGCAAGACAGCCGACACCTGAACAATTTTCTGCTCTTTGGTATAGACCGTCTTTGCCTTTGACTGCACATTGCACACAGCGTTGCCTCCGCATAATATATTTGACGGATAAAGATTTTCGGAGGGATACAGATTTTTGCATTCAAACACGGTCAGGGGTGCTCCATCTTCGGTAACACCCTCACCGTAGATTGTGACCTCGACAGGAGTTTTGCAGAACTGCTTTTTTACAAGTGACGGAAATTTCACGGTTTTCACGCACCTTTCAGATTGCAGGATAACAAAGTCCTGTTGATTTTAGCAACGCATAGAGGTCGGCAGGAATTGCCACTCCGCTGATACACATTAAATTCCAGCTTGCGCCAAATTCCATTGATGTACCGTTGATTGAATAGCTTTTCAGATAGGAAGAAATCATATCGGCATTTTCTTCTTCAAAAGCAGTAAGTCTGCTATGCACTCTGCCGATGATTCTCTTCTGCATTTCCGAAAGTTTTTCAAAATCAATGCGGTCAAAAGTCAGAACATCAATGTGTTCGGCAGAGATAATACTGTTTTCATCTCCGCCCTGATGTTCAATGTAATCGGCATACATAGATTTACTCCTTTGTGTCTGACTTGGTACTCTCTTTAAGTTTTTTGTTTTCGGCTTTGAGCTTTGAATTTTCTTTCTTCAAAGTATTGTAATCATCAACAGAAATTTTCTTGCCTAATCCATATTCTTTGATTTTGCCGTTGTCATCCTGAATATCATAACCACGGGATACATAAGTCTTAGCTTCCTCGTCTGTGTTGACTGTATATGACTTATTGTCTTTGATTGCTTTCATTTTTTCTCACCTCGCTTTAAGCCTCGGCATGAATGATTACGCCCTGCTTCATAAGTTCGTCAATGGCAAAAGTACCATTAACTTTTCTGTTCTGATATATATAATTATCAGCTGTTCGGCTGTCAGAACCCGGAGTATAGACATTGATATATGAATACTTAACTCTTGACACCTGTGCTTCCGGGTCAATAAGAATATAGTCAATCTGCTTAGCTGAGCTGTCAGCAACACAACCGTTTGTAAAATCAAACAAAGACTTCATTCTTGAGCTTGGCACTTCTACAATCTTATCAATATCATCAACGGAACGAACACGGCGGTCAATGCCCTTTGCGGAACTGATTTCAAGTGTTCTCTGAATACCCTCTGCATTCTTCAAAAGCTTTTTGTACTGTGGTGTCGCATAAAGAATAACCCTGTCGAGCGGTACACCTGCTTCGGCAAAAGCCTCAAGGTTATCGTCAAAATCTGCAAGCACATTCGCCGCAGTTAATGCAGTAGTTTTTACTGTTGCACCAACTCGCTTAGCTTCTGTATAAAGCTTGCTGTAAGTATAACAGTCGAGTTCAGGTATAGCCTGTGTTTTTTCAAAGCGTGTCTGAATATTTGCGATAGTTACTACCATATTTGTTTCGTCAACATCAATAGGGTCGATAGCAAACTCAATATCTCTGTCGTGGTCAAGGGTTTTGGTTTCGTAACCGTTTGAATATGTACCCGAATTAAAACCGCCTGCACCTCGTGTATGGTCTTTATAACCGCTGACCGAGAGTTTCGGGATTTTAATATCCTTACCGTTGATAATCTGAATGTCAGAGTTTGAGTGGTAAAGGTCATCGCAAGTAAGGGCCTGACCATACAATTCTCTTAATACATTACTGAAAATAGTTGCGTATTCTAATACTGCCATAATTATTTACCTCTTTTCTTACTTTTTAGATTTGATGCCGAAAATTCCTCTTAAGGCATCTTCTGTTAAATTTTTGTCGCTGTTGCCGTCACCGCCGATTTTCTTAACTCCTGTGCCGTTCTCGGCAGGTTTGCCCTTGAGTGCGGGAATATCGTCAAGCACCTTTTTAACAGCCTCTGTCAGCTTTTCCGCATTGACCTTGCCGTCTGTCACAGCCTTTGAAAAGTCTGCAATTTTAAGCACATACGGAACGGTTGCAATGTCAACGCCCTGTTTTACGGCTTCGAGGGTTGCCGACTGGTTGACTTCTGCCATAAGCTTTGCGTTGTTTGCAGATTCAACTTCCGACTGCATTTTTGCAAAGTCGGGAGTGTTCTTGGCTTTCTGCTTTTTAAAAGCACCGATAGCCTCTTTCATCTCATCGGCTGACAATCCCTGTTCCTTAAAATATGACTTCAAAACGCTGTCCTCTGTCACGCTCTGTTTGCCTGTAATAAGGCTTGCGAGCTTGTCATAATCAAAGACAGGAGCGTTTCCCTGTGGAGTTCCCTGCGGTGCAGGTGTCGGTTCATCGGGGGTTGGTGTTGGATTTGGTTCTGCCATTTTTTCATATCCTTTCAGTTTTTCGGGTGTCTCCCGTAATCAGTTTATAGAGTGTCTCTCTGTTTCAGTTTTTCGGGTGTCTCCCGTAGTTTAATGTCTTCGGACAATAAAAAAGCACCTTACATATTCGTAAAGTGCTTAATCTGCTGATTCTGTTTTCTTTGCTCTCGGCTTTTGGGGAGCGTCAGGCTTGACCTCTTCTGCAAAACCGCCGTCAATGAGTTCCTTTGCTCTCTGCTCGGAGCATTCAAAAACTTCATTCACAGGTCGGGTTACATAGCCGTTCTGCCTGTCGTTAAATGCTGTTGTTACTCTGATTTTCATTCTGTCACCACCTTTTCAATATTTTAAACTGGTCGATTTCGACCGGTTTAAATGCAATAAAAAAGCACTCTGATTTCTCAAAGTGCTGATTTGATGTATTTAGTTCTGTTACGGCAAGTTGCAGGCAAGTTAAATAATGCCGTAAACAAGCCGTTTTTCTTGCTCTTAGGCTATTCTTGGCAAGTTAAAGATATAACAAAACCGCCCTTTTTACGGAGCGGTTAGATTATGCCACTATTTTTTAGATATTGCATTTTTTGTTTCTCTCTAAGCTTACTGTAAAGTGCTTCAGCATCTTTAGCTTCTTGTGGAGCATCTTCACGCAAAGTGACATTTAAACCATTTGTTACAAGGTACGGCTTAAACGCATTCCATAGAGATTTTTGTTCTTCAGTTTGTATCAATCTCATACTATCATCACCCTAAAAGTTTGCTGACTCTGTACTCATTATACACTTCATCCATAGCTTTATCTTTTAAGCATTCAAAAGCATACTCGCTTATATCCTCTATATTATAACCGTTATTTATCAATTTTTCAACCTTTGGAGCATAAATTTTATTAAGGTAATCGCAATATTCAAAATAATCGTTAATACTTCCAAATTTTGCTCTGTAATTTTTAGCGTCTTGCCAATGAATCAGTTCGTGCAGAATTGTACTCAATCCGTCTTGCGGACAAGCCAAGTTTTCTTGTAAATCTGACAAATCACTTGTTGAAAAGTATGCTGAATTGACATTTAGAACATTTTGCATTGGCATATATGAAGCAATAGCATTTACTCGCATTTCTTCGGGAGTGACAATACAAATTTCAGGCTTTCCGCTTGTTTCAACCTCTCCAAGCATATCAAACGCTTTTCTCACTTGCATATCAAAATTATGAAGTTCTTTTCGTTTTAGCTTTACCTTATCTGAAATATAAACATTGTCACACAATGTATTTGCCTTGTGGGTATCAATTGTAATTGTTTCGCCCTCAATTTTGCGTTCAAAAGTTTTTGATATATCTTCCTTAAAAACAGGTCTGTAATATTTTTGTTCATCAGTCTTCAAAGAAAATTGTTTTGTCTTTTCTTCAAGCGTATTCGCCCTATCGTGCCACTCATCGGCTCGGGTTTGGGCTATTCGTTTATTGTCCTCATCAAGGCTGTATTCGGCACGGCGGTCAAAGCGTTCTGCCTGACGCTGTGCATACTGCTGTCTTTCTTCAATTTCTCGCTGACGGTCAAGCTCTTTGATTTCATCTTCAGACAACGGTGCGTCCAAATCATCAAGTTCGGGATAATATGTACTTGTGCTGTCCTTACATCTCGGATGAAACAAACCGTTCTTGATTGCGGTTGAGAGAAGCGGATAGTTTCCGTCTGACTTTTTGCCGTTTGAATACACATCGTCGATAAACACCTTGCCAATATATTTTGCACAATCGGGGCAGCCGCCCTGTCTTGAGTTCACAACAACAAGGGATACTCCCCATTCGGCTCGCTTTTCGCCCTCACCACGCAGATAGGCTCTTTTGTTGGCTGTTTTAACTGCCATATCCGCATAATCTGAGAGCGTGTGCCTTGCACCGTTCTTGTATTCCACACAATTAAGACCTGCGTTGAGCATATCTTTGCAAGCCATATCAACGGCTTTTTCGTATGTAACCGCACCCGTGTTCATTGCAACCTGTGCGTTAAAAATCGCCTTGCGGTACTTGTCGTTGCTCATACGCAAAACTGCCGTTTCTGCCCTCTTTAAATCGTCTGTGGTCGATTTTATGAGTGCGTCAAGTTTACGGTCATTCACCTTAAAAAACTCGGCTGTGCTGTGTGCTGACGGCTTTTTCGGGACTTTGAAACCGTTCTTGACAGCTTCAAGAATTTCTGCCTCCTGACTTGCATTTCCGTCAGCTTTGGCGGTGCGAATCATCTCTTCAACCTTGCTGTTAATGTTTTTGAAACGCTTGCCGAATTTCTTTGCGTTGTGCTTGCGGTACTCTTCAAGGCTTTTGAACTGTTCAGCCTGCCATTGTGTCCAGTTGTAACCCTCTTTGGTTTCTTCGGCTCTGTGACGGCTGAAATTTCTCATCATACTATCAATCAGTTCATCTTCGATTTTTTCAAAGGCTTCTCTGATATTGTAATCACTCATTGCTTACCCATTTGCTGTCATCGTCCTGATTTGCGATATCTTCGGGTTTATCGGGTTCATTGCCCGTGTCGGTAAGGTCCACATCGTCAAGCTCCGATTTTTCTTCCTCACCTGCAATGCCCTGTTCTTCCTTAATTCTCTGCACCTCTTCGGCTTTCCAATCCTCCGACTTGCTGTCGCCGTAAAGCTCGTCAACCGAGGTTTCAACTGACATCAAACCGCCCTGTCTTGCTTTTGACACGGTTTCAACCTGACTTTCAAAGCTCGGATTTGCATATTCGCCGAAGTTTACGGATACTTCCAAGCCCTCAACAATACCCTTGCCGTTAAGTTCACTGTCTGCATTGAGTACAACTGCAACAAGGCTTTGAAGTGCGTTCTGCGTAATTTTCACAAGGTTCTGCCTTGTGTAAAGGGTTGTCTTTTCCTTTTCACGCTGAGCGTCTGCATTATCAAGCTTCTTCGTATCAATGCCGAGAGTTGACGGCGATATAATGCCTTGCAAGCAGAGGTCGAGGGCAGTAATGTATGAACTCAAATAGCTTTCGTGCTGAATCTGCGGACTTTCGGTGTAAATCCTGTTGCCGTTGCCGTTTTCAGACATATCGTTGCCCACGGTGATAAATCGGTTGTCAAACGGATTTGGCGACATCGGCTGACAGGTTTCGGGATTTCTCGGAACAAGGCAATCAGGCACATACTGCTTTGTTCGGCAGGCTCTGAGTGCATCCATCCACTGTGACCACACTTCATCAAGGCTGTCGAAAGCGTCTGTTTTTATGCCGATAATGCCCGCACCTCTGCCCTTGTGGCACGATTTGCCGTAAAGGACAGGTACAGCCCACATATATGATTCGTCAAATGTAACGCCCTTTGAATCAATCCACGAAAGAGCGTCAACCGTGTGCAGGTCAATCTCTTTGCCGTTGTCATCGTACAAAGCATAGTGAATATAGCCGTAACCGTATGTTTCTTCAAAACGGTAACGGCGGTGTTTTTGCGTGTAATCGGTGTAAAACTTAACCTCTCGGATTCTGCCGCGCACGTATGTAAAGTCGATGTTTTCGGCAGGATACCATTCAACAATCGGAACATCTGATACAGCCGTGTCAAAGCTGACCTTAAAAGCACCGTCACCGACAACACATAGGTCACGGAGCATTTGCTTAACCGTGTCGGACAATTTGTTCTGCTTTTCAATGTCTTCCCAACGCTCTGCATAAGCGGTTGAATTTTTACTTGTAACATCTGTGCCGTTGTAGTCGGCAATTACGATATTCACAAGCGTTTCGCAGATGAGTGCCGGCAAGCCCGTGTGTATTTTACGGATTTCAAGCCCCTTTGTGCTTTTTGCCGCCCAAAACATAGTTTTGTTTGTATCAATCTGCCTGTACAGTTCCGCAAGCTGTCTGCTGTTGCCCCAATACCAAATGCGATTGATAAAGCACTCGGTCAGATGATTGCTTGTTTCTGTGACGGTAATTGTTTTGTCGCTTGCAGGAGTAATCTGCAAAAAGTTTTTAATTCCTGATCTGATAGATTCAGCCATTCTGTTAATCAGCCCCATTTATTTCACTTCCAATAATATTTTTAAACGGCAGCCACGCATATTGACCGCTGTTAATGCAATGGTCGTGACCGTCCTCGGGTGTGTTGTCTTTATCCTCTCGCCAGCTGTAAATTTCAAACTCGGCAATCGTGTTTTTGCAATGGTCAAGCACAAAATAACAGTCAGTGGCAAGCCAGCCGAGTACAAGATTGATTCGGTCGATAATCTTCGTTTTCTTCCACGCATTTGCAAAGTCATAGACGCAGCCGTGCTGTCGCTTATACTTTTGAAATTCGGTAATAGTCGCTTGGTCGGCGCTGTCAATAAAAGCCGTGCGTGCAAAGCCCCATTCATCACGGTTGCGGTCAAGAAAATCAATAAAATTCTTCACCGTGTCACTCGGGGCAATAGGTGTTTGCATTTCAGCGTTGTTATAAACTCTTTCATCAAGCTGAACACACTTGCCGTGATTGGTAATGCCGTAAAATGTCATTGCGATAGTGTCAGGCGACTTTTGCGAATAGGCGGTGTCAAGACCTGCCGTGAACTGAACAAAGTGTTCCGACTTGCGGTTATAGTTCAAAAACTGCCTTGCCCACTCTTTTGATTTGATATGTCTTGCCCTCTCAAAATTCGGGAACACAAGACCTGTTGCTCTGCCACGCAAACCTAAGATTTTATTTTTATAGAGCTTTGTACCTTTCGGTGCAGAGTTCTTTTTCTTTTCAATCTGTTCGGGTGTAAGGCTTAAATTGTCGGCAAAAGAAAAGAACCAATACCGCCAATTCGGTACAGGTTCTTCTGTAAGCTCCGCCGTAATCTCGGGAGGAACATCTTTTTCATATTTTTTAAAAGGACGGGAGCGGTTGACAAACTCCTTATACACAGGCAGGCTCGGATCATCGGGATTCAAAGTGGCAAGCATATAGTCATTACGGGTTGACATCTCTCGGATAAACTCGATATCGGCGGTGTTGATTTCGTCAATATACACGCACCCAAACTGCGCACCGAGAACCATTTCCCATTTATCCCGACTGCTGTAACCAAGAATATAGATAATTTTGCCCTCGAACTTGATATGCGGCAGCTTGTAATCCTTGTCGCCGTTACCGCAATAGACAGCGTTACGGTGTAAGTCAAGAATACCGTTGTCCTGCTGAATTATCGTTTCCTCAGCCTTGCCCGTGGTTTTGGCGGCAATTGCGTGGAGCTTCTTCGGCGACTGCGACACCATTCGCATAAATTTGACGCCTGCTCCGACGGTAGTTTTGCCGGACGCTGTAGTTCCTTCAAGAAATTCAGCCGACACATTTGTTGTGTTGATAAAGTCGATATACTTTTGTGACAACGGAAATTTGTTACTCACTCAGTCCCTCACCGCCCAACTGTCTGAACACATCGGATAGCTTTTCGGACTGCTCAACCTTTGCGTCAACCTTAACGGTGTATTCGCCCGTCATCTTGTTGAGCGTGTCAATCGCCCTGATTCTGTCAGAGGTGTCCTGCCCGTCATTCCTTGCAATGTCGGACAAAGCAACCTGTCTGTCCTTTGCACTCATAATGCGCTCATCTTTGAGCCTGTCGGACAGCTGTTTGATGTACTCTGCAACTCTCACATTCTCTAACAATTTACAGGCATTGGCATTTGCGTAATTCTCGGAATATCCTGCCATAATCGCACTCTGAACGGTGTTACCGCTCTGCGCATAATATTCCGCAAACTTCCTCTGCCTTGCATTTAATTTGTCTTTCACAGTATCACCGTCCTTTCATTCCCCTCACAACGCAAAACCGCCCTCAAACGAGAGCGGTTTGTGCGAATTTTTATCTTAGGAGAGTTCTACATATGTCCTGTTTGTCAAACTTTCATAATACCATTATACGCAGGGTAAGGGTGACATTCAATGACATTTCAAAATAAAATCAAGAAAAATCGAACTTTTTTCGGAATGCCTGTAATGCTTCGCCGTGTAATCTCAGGGTATGCCTTACGCTCATATCCATACTCTCGGCAATATCCTCCCACCTCTGACAATTTATGTAATACTCGGTAAGTATCGCAATGTAACGGTAATCATCAAGTGCGTTGATTTTACTGCGAATTTCAGTTTTCAACCGCACAAGATTGTCAATTTCTCGATTGATTTCAGCCTGAAGGTCTGCAATCCTGTCAACAATCCGCATAGGGTCATTAACTCCCGATGTCTTAACAGGTTCGTTCTGCTTAACCGATACCTGTGCAATATTCAGCCTAAGTTTCGACAGCTCGTGTTCTTTCGTTCTGATCAGCTTATCCGAAACCCTGACCGAATATAAATAATCTTTAACCGTCAATCTATATCACACTCCTGTTTCATTTTTTGGCGGGTGTTCATCTGACCACCTCTGAACAATACCGATTGCCCTTTTCGGGTACTTCTTTTCAATACCTGTGCAATCGTTGCCGTGTCTTAACGGGCAGTCGATACACTCCAAAATGCTTGCACACAGCCTCTCTTTTTCGGCAAAATAATTTACGGTAATGTTACAGTCAATCATTGTTTTCATCTCCTAAAAGTTCGGGATTGTCATAGATATTGCCGATTACTTCAATTTGTTTCAAATCTTGATAATATCCAAACGATAAGGTTTCAAGTGTTGAATACACAAGACCAAAATACGCTGTTCCGTTTCTTTGTTCAAACACTACATTATGAACAGTATCACCATATTTTACAATATCCCCCTCAAAAATCTTCGTGCCGTTCTTGTCGGTCAAGCCTGTGTACTGTCCGACCGTATCTGCGTAAATATGCCACACATTTGAGCTTTCGTTATTGTATGGCTCTTTGATTGCCAAGCCTTTTGGTTCAATGCTTAAAAAGCCGTACTTCCATTCGTTTCCGAATTTTCCTCTGAATAATATTTCTCTCATCACTCTTCACCGTCCTCAATAGAAATAGGCTGATTCCAACATTCAACGCAAGTTTCAGCACGGTTGTCATCACAATCCTCTATGCTCATCAAGCCTAAACTATATGGACAAATCCCATCGGGTGTCCCATTCGCATCAAGCTCTGCGTTCGGATAGTTCTTCAAGAACTCCGTAAGAAATGTCTTTGGCGGATGTTCATCCGACCATTTTTGTACAGCCTTAACCGCCTTTTCAGGATAATACATTTCAAAGTCTGGACACGATAAACCTTCACCGTTGTTATTACTACACAAAGGACAATTGCCACACTTAATTTCACACAGTCCGTTCTTTGTTCTTTTCGTCATCTTCAACTTTTCAGCGAAATAATTTTCGGTTTTTGAACAATCAATCATTTTCTTCATCTCCTTCAAAATTTACAACTTTTCCGTTGTCGGTATAATCTCTGCGGTCAAATTCAAGTTTCAACTTGTCGATAACCACACGGTCGATATGCTCCCAAAACACTTCGTCAGTGTCGGAGTGTTCAATTATTTCGGTCATAGACTTTAGTGCCTTTGCACAACGGTCTCTGCCAAAACCAAAATCCTGATGTAAAGCATACAGCATTGTTTTAAACACTCTGCGTGTGATGTCTTTGTTTTCTTTTTCTCGGATCTGCTCATATGCGTTTTTTGCAATCCGTTCAGCTTCCTGTTTAAGTTGTTTCGGGATTTTAGGCAGTATTCTCGCTTTCAACGCTCTCTCTCCTTTCCGTATTTTGCTTTAAGGGATTTTAACAAATCTTCCTGCACATTTGCTTTGCCCTGCAAGGATTCATAGACACGCTCATCACAGGTGTTCTCTGTGATAAGGTGGTGAATTACAACAGTGTTCTGCTGTCCCTGTCGGTAAAGTCTTGCATTTGCCTGTTGATACAGTTCCAAACTCCAAGTCAAGCCGTACCACACGATGATGTTTCCGCCTGCTTGCAGGTTCAGACCGTGACCTGCTCCGGCAGGATGTGCAAGCAACAGCGGAATTTTGCCGTTGTTCCAATCTTCAATATCGGCAGAGCTTTCAAGTTTTCGGGCAAAATCGAATTTATTCATAATTCTTTCAAGATCGTGACGGAAGCTGTAAAAACATAGAACAGGTTGACCGTTAGATGTATCAAGAATTTCCGCAAGTGCGTCAAGTTTCTGTTCGTTTGTTATCGCATATTCGCCGTTGCTCATATACATTGCACCGTTGCTGCACTGAAGAAGTTTATTCGTAAGCGTTGCAGCAGTTGCGGCGGTGACTTCGCCCTCCGCAAACTGCATATAGCAGTCTTTTTCAAACTGCTCATAGTCAGCAAGCTGTTTTGGTGACATCTTAACCGACACCACACGATCCATTCGTTCAGGCATATCAAGCCAATCTTCTGCTTTCATTGAAATGCAGATGTCTGAAATTTTACTCATAATCGACTGTTCGGCATTTTCTTTCAGCTTGTAATTAAAAATTGTAGTCTGATTACGCTGATTTGGTGTAAAATACCTTTCACGGTAGCCTGTAACAGTTTTACCAAGTCGCTCTCCGCTGTCAAGCAGATAAACCTGACTCCATAAATCTATAAGTCCGTTCGGTGCAGGTGTGCCGGTAAGACCTACAACCCTTTTACTTCGGGTTATGTATTTACGCAAGGCTCTGAACCGCTGTGCTTTTGATGATTTAAAACTTGACAACTCATCAATAACAACCATATCAAACATCCAACCGTTGCCTATGCTTGAAAGTTCGTTTGTAAGCCACACAACATTTTCACGGTTGACAACATAGATGTCTGCGTCCTGTGCAAGCGCAAGTCTGCGTTGTCTTGGTGTGCCGAGAATTTTTGAAACCCTCAAGCATTTCAAGTGTTCCCACTTGTCGCACTCTCTTGTCCAAGTATCTTCCGCAACTCTCAGCGGTGCTATAACAAGAACCTTTGAAATTTCAAAACTGTTGTATATGAGTTCTTCAACTGCGGTCAGCGTTATAACTGTTTTGCCAAGTCCCATATCAAGGAACAGTCCGCACCTCGGTGTTGTGAGAATTTTTTCAATCGCCATTTTTTGGTATTTGTGCGGAATGAATTTCAAAGCAAATCACCTCCTGCACACTTTCTCTGCTGTCGCACACATAAACTTTCTGCCCCACACTTCCAAAAAGTTTATGAACTCTCAACTGTTCAGGTCTTGGCTTTTTGCCTTTTGCTTTAAGTTCAACGAAGAAAATTCTGCCGTTCGGCAACATACAAATTCTGTCCGGCACACCTCGCATACTCGCAGAGTTGAATTTAAGACACACACCGCCGTGTTGTTCTATCTTATCTTTTAAGTATTTTTCAACACTTGATTCTTTCATTTCTTAAATTTCTCCTTAATTTTCATTTTCGGTTTAAAAAGTGTTGACAACAAATCCCGCTTAAAATCTATGTTTTTTCCGATTTGTCAACAATGTTACAAGTTTTCCGTAAAGTATAGGCAGATATAGGATTTTAAGAATACAATGCTATTTATTGATTTCTATAATTTCTTTATTTGACTATACTTACACATATAAATTGTTGACATTGTTGACAAATGCTGAAAAATGGCTATTCTATGCGGTTTTTGCTGTCAACAATATTCTCAGCAACTTGTTGACAATTTCCTTATAAAGCCTCTTTGAACACCATAGATTTCTCCGAATCGGGCATTGGTCTTTGTCTGTTCCCATTCGCCTGTTCGCATAATAATATCTTTAATTTCTTTGCTTTTCTGATAGGTAAAATCTTTGCGGTCGCCGCCGAATGCTTCGCACCACACTTCAAGCGGACACACACGGTTACGCTGATTTGTACCGTTCTGCTCTGCACCCATTTCATAGCCGTTCAGATAATTTCTGCGTTCGTAAAGCTGCATTTTGTTCCAGTCATCGGGGAGTAAGGTATTGAGGTACTTAACAACATCACCTGTAAGCGGACTTTCTTCAAAATGTCTGTTCTGTTCGGCTTCGGCAAGCGTTCTGAGTTCTTCTGTATCCATAAACAGCTTTTCACCGTTCTTGTACAGTTCAACAGCTTCCGCCCATATCATATCCACCTCATAATCCGTGAGGTCCTCAAATACACTTTTTGTAGCTCTGTGAGGGTGAACATCAATCGGCAGAAATCTTCTGTTGCCCGTTTGGTCACGGAGAAACTCGTGCTGATTTGTTGTGCCGATAAAAATGCATTGCCTTTTTCTGACCTCCGTATGGTGTCCGTATGCGGCTCTGTAAGCGTCCTCGGATTTTGCGGTAAAGTGCTTTACCGCTTCAACTTCGTTTCTTCTGAGTGCCGCAAGTTCGGCTATTTCGATTAACCAAAAGCCCTGCAGCTGTTCGTAGGCTTCTTTGCCCTGTACGGTTGTCAGGGTGTCGCTGAACCACCTGCCGCCAAGCCTTTTTATCGAATAACTTTTACCGCAACCCTGAGAGCCTACAAGCGTGAGAACCGTGTCAAACTTAATGCCCGGATTCATTATTCTTGCGACCGCCGCAACAAGAGTTTTTCGTGTTGACGCCCTCGTGTATTCGTTGTTATCAGCTCCGAGGTAATCAACAAAGAAAGTTTCAAGCCTTTTTATTCCGTCCCATTTAAGCCCCGTAAGATAGTCATAAACAGGGTTATAACTGTTTTCCATACTCACAAGCGACCAAGCGTCCGTAATAGCCGCCTTGCTCTTAATGCCGTACAGATTTTCAATGTAATGGCGAAGTCCTGCGTCATCAACATCGTTCCAGTCACGACTTTCACTCTCGCTGTTCCACGGCATTGCGCCTAAAACCGTATGTCGCCTTGTAAATGTATTGTAAGCTATCTTGCCTTTCAGCCTTTTGTCTTTTCGGCAGATTTTCATACAGTTGTCAATTGTCGGCAAATTGTTGCTCTTGCCGTCCGTTGCCAGTTCAAGCACCCAGTCATCGTCGTTCTCGCTTTCGATATCACTCTCAAAATCCGACAGGCAGGACTGCTCTCTTTCTTTGTGCAACAACAATCTGACCGCCTTATTATTTGACGCAAATTCCTGCATAGCAATGTATGAGGGTAATTTTGATGTAGGTGTTCCCTGCTTTGCGTCATCGTCATGACTGCCATATTTATGTATTCGCACAAGGTCAAAAGCGTTACAAAGCTGTCCACCGGCGGGATCTGTTGCGTGGTTTGAGTATGCAAACCTGCCGTCCTCATACACAACAAGACCTGACGATGTACTGCCGTTCGCATAGGTATATCTGTCATCGGCACTGCATTTTACATATACATCGGGCAAGAACTCCGCTATTGCCGTGTGAATATCGTAACAACGGCAGAACGCACCTATTACGCCTTTCTTAGTTGTCGGATCTTCCTGCTTTTTCAGCAATCGGTCTTTCTGTTTTACTGTCCTGCTTGAAAACTGCCATTCGTCAACATTGTGCCAATCGTTGTATCGTGCAAGCACACCGTCAACATCAAGCGGATTTCTAACCGAATACTTAAACACATATTCGCCGTCAATGCTTGTACTTGACCAGTACATAAGCCTTTGCGGCTGATATGTTGTATCATCGAATTGGTCAATTCCGATTTCGTCAGCTATTTTTCGTGCAACAGCTTCATATTCTTCTGCCGTACAGTTTCTTGACAACGGAATAACAAGTCTTAATCTCGGTTTTTCCGCCGTGTGTTTGTGGGTTGAATAGATAATGTAAGAATAATTCGCAAACAAATCTATGCTTTCACAGAAATCGGGTGTAGCATAATCGGCGTCAAGAGTAAGCAAAGAACGGCATTCGACCTTATCTCTTCGTCTTATTCCGTTTTTAAGTCTACCGCCGACAAATCCGCCCACATCCTTGATGTTATCCTGTTTGGACTTTGGCAGATTGCGAAATTCGCCCATTGTTTCGGGTGTTACGGTTGTCGTTTTTAATCTGTTTATAAGTTCGTCAAATGTAACTTCCGTATTCTTCCACAGCTTTGCAAATCTGTCGTTGGCTGTGGCAATACAATATGTTTTCAATCGTTTTCCTCCTTTCTTTAATCTTTTTTATAAAACGGTGTTTCGTAGGCTTCTGCTTTAAGCACTAAGCCCTTTGCCCATTCTATCGGTTCGCCCATTATGGAGCTGATTTCTTCCGCAGACGAAACACCAATCGGGCAATCTATAATAACCTCATCGTGTACATGAAAATTTATTTCAAAACCTCGGCTTTCAAGTCTTTGCATTGAAACCGCAAGGCAATCCCTTGCAAAAGCCTGAACAATGTTCTCGGTGAGTTTACCGCCGAATGTTTCAAGCCTCTCCCAAGAACCTCTTGTCTGACTTATTCCCATATAGGTTACACAGGGTCTGCCAAATTTGTTTTCCCGAAGTTCGGGTTTTGCATAAGCAAGGTTTCTTCCCGACGGCAAAGAAATAAAGAGTATTCCGCCTTTTCTGAAGAACTTGATACCGCATTTAATCTGTTGCGGTTCACCTTTTACCGCTGACACAGCCGCTTTTTCGACCTCGTACCACAAGGATGTAATACAGGGATTTGTTGCTCTCCAACTATCCACAAGCGGTTGCAGTTCGTTTTCTCCAAGTCCCATTTCAAGCGCACCCATTGATTTAAGTGCGCCCACAGAACCGCCGTAACCGAGTGCAAGTTCTGCGATTTTGCCCTTTTGGCGGAGGTGTCCGTTAATTCCGTGTTTTACAACCGGCACTTTGAACATCTGACTTGCGGAAGCACAGTAAATATCGCCACCGTTTCTGAAAACTTCCTGTCGCCACTTCTCACCTGCAAGATAGGCTATTACCCTTGCTTCAATTGCCGAGAAGTCAGACACTATAAATCTTCTGCCCTTTGTAGGTATAAGCGCTGTTCTGATAAGCTGTGAAAGCGTATCGGGAACATTGCCGAACAACATTTCAAACAGTTCATAGTCACCGCTCATAACAAGATTTCGGGCAAGTTCCAAATCTTCAAGATGATTTTGCGGAAGATTCTGCGGTTGTATCATTCTGCCTGCCCACCTGCCTGTTCTGCTTGCACCGTAAAACTGCAAAAAGCCTCGAACTCTGCCGTCAGAACATAGACCGCCGAGCATTGCCTTATACTTTGCCGTAGAAGTCTTTGACAGCGTTTGTCTTAGTTGCAGGACTTCTTTTACAAGTAAGTCGTTTGTACGCTCCGAGAGGCTTTTAACCGCCTTTTTATCAAGGCTTTGAAATTCTTCTCCCGAGCGTGTTTCAAGCCAGCCTTTAAGCTGTGGAACCGATTTAGGGTTTTCAAGCCCCGTCAGCTTTTGTGCTTTTTCAATCATTGTTTTTTGATAGTCGGCATCGAAGTTTATAGCGTTGTTTATAAGTGCCGTTTCGACTGCAACACCTCTGTCGCAGATGTGCTGATCAAGTTCCCACAACCTCTGCTCGCTCTCTGTCAGGGGAAAAGCCTTTAGCCTGTTTTTTATATTTCTTTCAACAGCCACATCCTGAATACAGTAACTTTTGAATGTTTCCCACTTCTCAATGTTGTGTTGCGGAAGATTGCGTGTTCTTCCGCCGTTTGACTTTGTCGGTCTGCACGGCTTTGAAAAGTATTCAATACAAGCCCTGCCCTTTTTGTCTTTTTGTTCTTCAAGTCCGAGTGCCGTTGCTACACCTGCAAGCGACCTCAGCAAACCTATTTCCGCCGCCTGAATCATCGTGCAACACCATTGTTCGGGCGGCATTTCTGTGTTCAGAAATCTTGCAAGACAGGTCCTTTCAAAGTTTGCATTGAAAGCGGTTTTCTTAATATTTTCATCTATGAGTGCAGAAAGCACCTTATCAGGAATTTTTTCACCGCAAGCAATGTCAACTATCTTAATATCTTCATTATCAAAGGCATATGCAAACAGAAGAATTGTAAAATCAGGGGCGTCTGCATAGGCATACACCCCTGATTTTAAGAGATTGACACTGCTGTATGTTTCAATATCAATACTCAGTTGTATCATCCGAAAATATCGTCCTCTTCGATGTCATTTGCAAAGTCGTCAACAGCTCTTGATCTGCCGCCGAGCGGTTCGCCGTCCCTTGTTTTCATAATGTTATTAAGACCGCAGGCAATACCCTTATTGCCGTTAGAGTTAAAAGCATAGAATGTAACTGACGCTTTGCCGTAACAACCGCTGTAAAATTCGGTTGTGTCAATGATTTCCATACCGTTCTTTTCGATAAGACCTGGCTTTGTTTTGCAGTTTGCATTTACAAACATCTTGCCTGCATAGTTTTCATCGTCAGGTCTTTCTGTGTCACCGTCACGAAGCGGTAATTTTAACACGGGCGGAATTTTACCGCCGAACTTCGCAACTCCTGCCTGCTTTGCGGCTTCAATTGCCCTTTCAATTGCTTCAATAGTCTTTGTGTCCCTCTTGTCAATGAGAAGAGAAACTGAATACTTTTCATCGCTTCCGTTAATGCTCTTTGGTTCAAAAACATTAACATATGAAAATCTTACTTCGCCTGTTACTACCTTTGTTGATACATTTGTGTTTGCCATAATTTTTAATCTCCTTATTATTTAATATCGTTTTTAAAATCTTCCTGTGCCTGCATTGCTGAATTGATTGCAGGTCTTTTATCTTCTGAACACACAAGTGTCGGCTTGCCCGGAGGTTTTACTACATAGCTTCCGAGGACTTCGGCAAATGTTTTCTTGCCGAGTAATTTTTCAATGTCGGTAATGCCTTTCAGCTTATGTACAAGAATGTCGCTTTCCTGATAACCGTTGTCGGTGAGTATCTTTGCAACCTCTGAATCAGGTTTACAGTATTTGCGGTTACTTCTACCCTCAACAACCTTGTATCCGGGGTATTCAACACCGTGCTTGTATGCCTGTTCGAGTGCATAATCACAAACGAGCTTTGCCCATTTTTCGAGTGACGCAGACTGTTCGATAATATCAGCAATCTCTGCAACCGTGAGCATTGCAGGCGGCTTGAAATCATAGACAGCCATTTTCTGCCTTTCCTCTGCGTAGGCTCTACAAACAGGTCGTGCCTTGCAAAATCCCGTGTCACAATGCTTACCGGCTACACATTCAGTTATGCTGTCATCGTTAGCAAGCTGTGCGGCTTTCTTGACAGATTCGCCCCATTCAAGCAGTTCGGCAACCGAGATACTCTCTGAACTGATGTTATCAAGTCTTGGCTGATAGATAGTCATCTCAACCGTATCAAAGCCATACAGCATATCAAAGGCTTCATATGCACCCAATGCGTACAGTCTGAGCTGTGGGTTGTCAACCGCTGACACTTCAACACCTTTGCCGTATTTAAGGTCAATAATTTCGAGTTTGCCCTCTGCAATAATCACAGCGTCACCTGTGCCGAATCCGTCAGGGACATAATTTGAAAAATCAAGTTGCTGTTCAAGCATAAGGATTGCGTCGGGAGTTTTCTGCAAAGCGGAGTTGTACCTCTCAATTACATAGTTCTTGTAACACTCTGCATAATCCTCCATATCTTCGGTAATTTCAAGATTGCGGATTGCATTGTGATACTTAGTGCGGTTGTACTCTTTTGTGGCAAGTCTTATTTTTGCTTCACCGAGAGCGTGAGCATTAGTGCCTTCCTCGGCAAACTGTGACGGCTTGTCCTCGAAATTTTCCTCAAGCTGTATTGAGCCCGGGCAGTTAATCCATTTCTTTGCTCCTGAAGCTGACAGCCTTGCGTGTATATCAGGCATTACTTAACCCCCTCAACAGCCTTTACAGCTTTTGCAAAATCTTCCTGCTTGATTTCCGTAACTTTAGTTACTCCGAGTTCTGCAAGAATTTTCTTGACCTCGTCCTTACCATGAGCCTTTGCACACTTCATGAATACCGCTCTCACCTCTTCAATCGTGTACTGCTTTTCAGGTTCGGACTGCGGAATATCTTCCTGCGGTTTCGATGTAAGTTCGTTCTTTACAGCAGGCTTTTTCACCGTTTCAGATGATTCGACAGGCTCTTTTCCCGTAGCACCTGCAAGGTGTTCGATAGCTGTGATAAGTACATCAAGCTGTGGTATTTCTACCGTGATTTTAATTTCTGACATTCTGTTTTACTCCTTTATCTTGATTTTTTATTCAGATCAGGATATAATCAAAGTGGTGATATTTGTTATATCCTTGCTATCCGTTGAGGCTTTGCAGAGCTTTAGCGGATTTTTCTTTTTTTAATCCATAAGCGTATTCGCAAATCAGTGGATTATATTTGCCTTTATGGTATGATTTAAAGCATGCCGACCTTGAACTAATAGCATAAGTCCAATTAAGTTCCGAGTAATCGCAACACGGCAGATAGCCACACATCGCCATTGCCTGCTTAAACTGATTGTTAGTCAGATAAATACCTGTCATACGCTCAAAGCAATGCTTAAGCATATAACTATCGGCATTCTTGTTTACGCTTTTTGTGGGTGTAATACACCATTCAATCCATATCTTAGTAATATTCTGGACCACTTCAGGCTCGTCTGTCAGTAATTCGTCATCAACAAAACCGCTTTGGTGGAATGTTCGGGTAATGTACTTTCGGTTATCATTAGTTTCTTCTAAATACACTCTTTCCTTCATGCTGCTCTCCTTTCAAAATAGGTACTAAATTGTGCGCTTCAAGAGTTTTGAGCTTGTGCTTTAGCTCTCTGTTTTCGTGACGATAACCGCTTGACGCTGTTTTTTCGAGTGCAAGGTCCGTTCTTGCGTTTCTCAGCTCAATGCTGAGATGTCTGTTCTCTGCTCTGAGGTTTTCAACATCTTTGAGCAGTTTTCTGCGTGTCGGATAGTTTC